GATATTCGTGAGAAGTTATATGACACCCAAATGAGACAGATTGAAGAAGAACTCACTCCCTTTGGTATTATTGTCAATGGAAGAGAAGAAGAAGTGTTTATTGCTGGGGGTGATTATTGGAAAGTCAATACCTCGTATTGATAAACACAAAATGCACGAGTTATAAATAAAAGACAAGATGAAACTGATCATTTTAACACAAGGAGAATAAAACATGGCTTTTCAGTTATCGCCTGGAGTCCTAGTTACCGAACAAGACCTTACTAATGTTGTCCCAGCAGTTTCGACTTCTATTGGCGCATTCGTAGGTAATTTCAATTGGGGACCAGCGGAAGAAATCGTTACTATTGGATCCGAGAACGAACTTGTAAAAAAGTTTACTGGACCAACCTCAACTAACTCAGTAGACTTTTATTCTGCTGCAAACTTCCTCGCATACACCAACAATCTCAAACTCGTTCGCGCATGTGGAACAGCAGCAAGAAACGCTGTCGGATGCGGTCAACCTGCAGTTTATATTCCAAACGGAGATGTCTACGAAGACAGTTTCAGCGACGGTAATCAGGGTATGGAATTTACTGCAAAGTATCCTGGCGAAAAAGGCAATGGTCTTATTGTTTCAATCTGCGACTCAACAGGATTTGATACATGGGATTATGCATCGAATTTCGCTGGTGCTCCAGGAACTTCTGACTATGCTGATGCCAAAGGTGCATCTAATGATGAAGTCCACGTAATTGTAGTCGACGGAGTTGGAGCGTTTACTGGAACTGTGGGAACAGTTCTTGAGAAGTTCGCCAACTTGTCAGTTGCTTCTGATGCAAAAGGCAATGACGGTGGATCAATCTACTACAAGAATGTAGTTAATACACAATCAAAGTATGCATGGTGGACAAAACACCCATCCCAAGCTGAAGAAGAAAGTCTTGCATGGGGTGCTGCTGCCGCTGCAGGTACTTATGATTACATTGATGCTAACGGTGAGCACACTTGCACTTTCACAGGTGGTGTTGATGATGCTCCTTGCAACGGTGATCTTGAAGCAGGATACTCACTGTTCGCTGATAAAGAACTAGTAGATATCTCTCTGGTAATTACTGGTGGTCACTCTGCTGCTGTTTGTCAGCATGCGATTGATACCCTTTCACTGGGTCGCCTAGATTGCGTTACGTTTGTTTCTCCTGCCCTCGCTGATGTTAAGAACAATGCTGGTTCTGAAGCAGCAGACGTAATTGATTACTTCGTAGATACTCTAACTCGTTTTAGTTCGTATGCTGTTGCTGACTCAGGTTGGAAGCGTCAATACGATCGTTACAATGACGTATATGTCAACGTTCCTTTGAACCCTGACATCGCTGGTCTTTGTGCTCGTACTGACAATACCAACGATCCTTGGTTCTCACCTGCTGGTCTAAATCGTGGTGCGATTAAGAACGTTGTTAAACTTCTTTGGACTCCAAACCAAACAGAACGTGACGAACTTTATAAGAATGGTATCAATCCTGTTGCTAATCTCCCAGGAAATGGTATCGTTCTTTATGGCGACAAAACATTGCTGGCGAAACCTTCAGCGTTTGATCGCATTAATGTTCGTCGTCTGTTTATCGTTCTTGAAAAAGCAATTTCGACTGCTGCTAAGTATCAGTTGTTCGAATTCAATGACGTGTTTACTCGCGCTCAGTTCAAGTCCATTGTAGAACCATTCCTCCGCGATGTTCGTGGTCGTCGTGGTATCTATGACTTCCGAGTAGTTTGTGATGATACGAATAACACTGGTGAGGTAATTGACCGTAACGAATTCGTTGCTGACATCTTTATCAAACCAGCAAAATCGATCAACTTCATCCAACTGAATTTCATCGCTACGAGAACTTCAATTACGTTTGAAGAAGTCGGCGCTTAAACCCTATAAATAAAAAAGATTAGGAGAATCTAATATGGATATTTCAAAATTTAAGGGGTTACTAGGTGCTGGTGGTGCAAGACCAAATCAATTCCGCGTAATTCTGGGTTTCCCTGCATATGTTAATGTTCCCAACAAGGAATACGCTCTGTTGGTTACTGGTGCTGCAGTTCCTGCATCTAATGTAAACCCAACCCTACTTCAGTATCGTGGTCGTGAGGTTAAACTCGCTGGTGAACGTATCTTCGATCCATTCACAATTACCATTGTAAACGACACAGAGTTTTCACTTCGTCGCCCATTTGAAGCATGGATGGATGGAATGAATAATCTGACGGATAATACTGGTTACATCACACCACGTGATTATCAAACCGATATGACGGTCGAGCATCTCGATCGCAATGACGGTGTTCTTCAGACCTATAAACTGGCTTCAGCATTCCCGATCAATATGTCGGAAATCGCTCTTCAGTATGGACAGAACGATGTGATTGAAGAGTACACCGTAACCTTCCAATATCAGCACTATACCACTACTAAGGGTCGTGCGAATCCTACTCCTGCGTAATATTGAAAAGTAAATTGAATTATGGAAATTTTTGGTTATAAAGTTGAGAAATCCAAGGCGGCACCGACGGAGAAATCGTTTGTGCCGCCGACGGACGATGGAGGTTCTGATGTCATAAAGGCAGGTGGTTATTTTGGCACCTACCTTGACTTAGAAGGAACCGCCAACACCGAGGCAGAACTTATTAAAAAGTATCGCGACATTGCTTTTATGGCAGATGTCGATTCTGCGATTGATGATATCGTGAATGATTCTATTTCAAACCTCGATGATGAACGTCCTGTTGAAATCAATCTTGATAATGTCAAACTATCTGACCCAATTAAGAAAAAGATTCAACAAGAATTTGAAACAATTCTGGATCTCTTAGAGTTTAATCTTAGAGCGCAAGACTATTATCGTCGTTGGTATATTGATGGTAGAATTTATTTCCACAAAGTAATTGATACGGCAAAACCTAAAAATGGTATTACCGATATTCGCTTTATTGATCCTCGTAAGATTAAAAAAGTTCGCGAGATCTTTAAAGAAAAAGATGAAAAATCAGGTGTTGAATTCATCAAGAAGATTGAAGAATACTTTGTTTATAATGAACGTGGTATTGTTCTAGATAAAGCACATACTGCTTCTCCTGGATCTGCTGCAACAATGAAGGTTACTCGTGATGCGATTTGCTATGTTCCGTCTGGTCTGAGTGATCAGGATAAGAACATTGCTTTGTCGTATTTACATAAAGCGATTCGTCCCGCCAATCAGTTGCGCATGATGGAAAACGCTGCAGTAATCTATAGAATTTCGAGAGCACCAGAACGTCGCGTATTTTATGTTGACGTTGGTAATCTCCCTAAGTTAAAAGCGGAACAATATCTTAAAGGTATTATGGACCAGTATAGAAATAAACTGGTATATGATGGTAATACTGGTGAGATCCGTGATGACAAAAAGTTTATGTCAATGCTTGAAGACTTCTGGTTGCCTCGCCGCGAAGGTGGTAGAGGAACTCAGATTGAAACTCTTCCAGGTGGTCAGAGTCTCGGTGAAATCGGAGATATTGATTACTTCCAGAAGAAACTATTTCAAGCATTGAACGTTCCAGTTTCAAGAATGCAACAGCAGTCAGGTCTAAACTTTGGTCGTGCTGCTGAAATTAACCGCGACGAATGGAAGTTTACTAAGTTTATTGCTAAACTTCGTCGTCGTTTTTCTCTTCTGTTCGATGATCTTCTTAAGACTCAGTTAATTATTAAGGGTGTTATTACTGAGGCAGACTGGAATTTGATCAGAAATAATATTGAATACAAGTATGCTACTGATGCATATTATACTGAGTCGAAAGAACAGCAAATTATACAATCTCGTGTTGAGATTCTCAACGGAGTAGCAAATTATATTGGTACTTTATATAGTAAAGCATATATTCAAAAGCATATTCTTAAACTAACAGATGACGATATTGCACAAATTGAATTAGATAATTCGGCAGACCCAGTCCAGTTAGAACCTGCGATGCAACCGCCACCAGATGAAGGACAACAATAATGGATAATACTGAGGTAATTAAAAGTTTAATAAATAACATTGAAACAGGTAATATGGTCGATGCGGGTGATGATTTTAACGCTGCATTCGATCTAAAACTTGCAGACATTCTTTCTGCTCGTCGAAAAGAAATGGCAACCGCTGTTTTTAATTCGAGCGAAGATCTAGAAACGGAAGAGGAAAACAATGAAGACGTTTAAACAATTACTGGAACAGATCGATGAAACTCTTTCATTGTTTGTAGAAGAAGTTGATCAGATTGACGAACTCAGCGAACCTACTGTACGCACTTATTATAATAAGGCCGGCGAACAAGGCAAAAAGATTGCCGATAAAATGAAGATGGGCGGCGGAGATTGGTCAAAAGACGGATCAGATACTAAGACTCTGAAGAAGCGTGCAGCTGGTCGTACGATGGCTTTAAAGCGTCGCAGTGGCGAAATGAAGATGTCAGAAGATGCTGAGCAGACTGACGAAGCACTAAAGGGCAGTCAACATAAAATTGATGCTAATAAAAATGGTAAGGTTGATGGTCACGATTTCAAGATCCTTCGTAATCAGAAAAAAGCAAGATACCAGTAAGGAATAACCAATGGCGACTAAAGCGGTTCTAAAACTAACACAGGTTCATGGTGTAGTGAAAGTGCGTGGCACGGGATCCGCTACCATTGCACTTGCAACAGACCTTAAGAAGACATCAGAATCACAAGCAACACCAAAGGCAAACATTCGTACTTTGCATTGGGCGCTGGCAGTAGATACCACGGCAACAATTACTCGTAATAGTGTAATTCTATATTATTTGTCGGGTAGTGGTAAGATGGAATTTATGGGTTGGTCTGACAACGAAGAAAATGGATCAGATATTGTTGTTGA